ACAAAAAACATAATCTCCCTACTCTTTATAGGGTGGGGAGAATAACACGATTAGTGGAGTAACCTAACCACACCAAATCATAAGTAGTATCAGAGGGCATCGAGAGGTGTCCTCTTTTTAAGAAAGGAGAAACCATGACGCTTAAACAGTTTCTTGAGACACTTAAGTCCGAGGGCATACTTGTAACAGTATCGGACCGCAGTAACAACGAAATCTGCAAACTCTACTCGACAGGCGTTGACGCTCTGGATGATACCATCGAGGCGCGGACAGTTGAGAAGTGGACTATTGACAAGGCTCAGGCAATATCAGTTGTTTTGAATGATTAAGGAGATATTATGAATCACTTCAAAGTTGGAGTAACGGCTTTTTTTGCTATGATATCGTCCCTTCTGGGGGTGCTTTACGTTCCTGTCCTACTGATGGTGGCTTGTAACGTAATCGACTACGCCACAGGGCTTATGGCAGTAGGATCGCGTGATGAGAAACTCTCATCCTATAAGGGCATGAGGGGGATCACTAAAAAGGTGTGTATGTGGCTGCTTGTGGTGGTGGGAGCTATTGTAGATGGTTTACTTAAACACGCCTGCACTGTTGCGGGTATAGACATCCACCTTGATTTTCTTGTGGCGTGTATCGTATGTATCTGGATCATCTGCAACGAACTACTCTCAATCCTTGAGAACATATCAGATATTGGTGTGCCGTTGCCGCCCTTCCTTATGCCCATTATTGAAATGATTAAGAAGCAGACGGAAGAGAAAGCGAGTGTTTATGAGAGACAGGACGAAACTACATCCGAAACTTCAGAAGAAACTGAGTGAACTTGAGAACGCCTGCAAGAAGGCAGGGCTTAAGATCCAGATCACTGAGTGTGTCAGAACGGTAGCGGAGCAGGATGCTCTTTACGCAAAAGGCAGAACAAAGCCGGGAGTGAAAGTCACAAACGCTCCCGGTTATTCTTATTCTAGCCATCATATGTGGGGTACGGCCTTTGATTTTTGTAGAGCAGACGGAAAAGGAGCCTACTACGACAAGGATGGGTTCTTTACCAAAGTGGGCAAGATCGGGAAGTCACTCGGGCTTGAGTGGGGCGGAGATTGGAAGTCCCCAGTTGACAAACCTCACTTCCAGCTGCCTGACTGGGGGAGTACCACCAAACAACTCAAGGCTATCTATGGGACACCCGATAAGTTCATGAAAACATGGAAATCTGACAGTCCGAAATCGGATAAAGCGGAGGATGTAAAGATGAAAACAATCAAGGCAGGTGCCAAAGGCGATGTTGTCAAAGTATGGCAGATCATTGTAGGTTTACATCCGGGCGGAGTCTTTGACACCAAAACAGAAAGAGCGACTAAAGAGTTTCAGCGCAAACACAACCTTACTGTTGATGGTATAGTAGGTGATAAGTCATGGAGCGCTGGCCTTAAAAGTCTATGACTCAACCAGCAGGTCATTTAAGCGTGATCCTATAGCTGGTAGAAGTGCCTAAAGTAAGTCCGAAACGATACTTAATGGTATGTAACATAAAACAGGATCACGCGCTTATACTGGTAACAATGCCGTCACTCAGGCTTGTTATAACCCCTTCTTAATACCCCTCTTCGGAGGGGTGTTTTTTTATTTGGGATATGATAGAATGTCATAAAGGTAATTTAAGAGTAGACAAATAATAGACACGTAGATTTGAGAATATAGCAAAATCAAAGCCTATCAGGGTAAATATGTCGGGTTCGACTCCCGTTGCCTGCTTAAAGGGGCTAAGCGTTGAAAATACGCCTAACCCCTTATTTTATGCCTGTTTGCGGTAATAATTTATTATCCGATTTGAATAAAAAATTATCGTATTTGATATAATTTTATAGACACAATTTGACACAAAATAGACACGCTAAAAGAGCTTATCTCCCAAAAAGTCATTTATCCTATCTGAGTTCTTTTTGACCTCATCTTCGAGGGCATTCCTATATACCGACTTTAGAATTGCATCCGATGACCAGCCTCCGCGCTTCATGATATACTCATCCGGCACACCCAGAGCATGGGCGATAGATGCAGCGTAAGCGCGAAGGTCATGAAAGCGACAGCGTAGCCCATGGTCTTTACGCAACTTTATAAAGTGCTTTGTGATCATATCGGGGTTGGAGAACTTAATCACATATTCATCCGGCTCCCCTGTCCCCAGTTCCTTGATGACCTGAGCAGGGTATTCTATATACCTATCTGATTCACTTGTCTTTGGGATATCTTTATACACCCACTTGTTAGTATGATTCCGTACTATGTCAGCATGGACGTGAATCGTGTTGCCTTGGATGTCCCCATACTTCAGCGCAGCTATCTCTCCCCTTCGCATTGTGCCGACTGATGCAAGCAGGATTGCCTTGCGTAGTTCGGGGTCAGAGTCTTGCAGTAAAATCTTGACCGCGTCTGTCGTGGGTATAAACCTCTCTATGGGCTTTTTCTGAGGTAGGCGGACACTTATAGCCTTGTTGGGATAAAACGTCCGTAAGGCACTCGAGAGAAGGCCATAGACGTTACGTGTGGTTTTGGGTGAATGGTCTTTTACGAAGTCGTTCACAAACTTCTGGATATCCTCTGATGTTATTTGAGTTGCGGAGTACATCTTTATAGGCTCGTAGTATTTCACTATCTGCCTATACGATCTTAGCGTGGAAGGGGAGAGGATCTCCGATCTGTTGTCTATGTATGAGTCAATGATCTCCTCGATAGACATATCCCTTGTGTCGTCATGGAGATACTCATATTCAGCCACCTTCATTTTCAGTTCGGCTCTGGTCTTTGCGGTAATAGATTTTTGCTTACCGTTCTTGAATACCCTCGTGCGGTAAGTGCCAGAGGGTAGGCGTTCAATCTTTGCCATGATCCACCTCCGTATCTTTCATAATCTTTTCCAGCATGGTCTTATAACTGAGTAACCTCTTTACCATTTCCTGAGTCTCTTTGTCTGCTGCCTCGAAAGCCTTTGCAATATCCATGGCTGATGCTGACGGTGCTGGTTCCTCCCATCCCATAAGGGTCTGTATGCTTACTCCGAGTGCTTCGGCAAACGCGGCTATTCTATCGGATGTTATATTATCTCCGTTGCGTTCGACTTGGCATATTGCGGATCTGGTCTTATAGCCCATGCGTTTGGCAAGATCTTCCTGAGTAAGTCCGCGCTCTATTCTTATATCCTTAATTCGTTCTCCGATTGTCATGACAGGCCCTCCTTTGCTTATATTATAAAGCGTTTACATTTAATTGCAATATGTTGTTGACAAGAAAGTAAACAAGTGTTAATATGCTATTAGTTGTTTAGCACAAAGTAAACACAATATTTTGTAGAAAGGAGGACTTTAGCATTGGTTAACACACAACTGCTTGATGAGAAAATCGAGAAGAGTGGACTCAAATATACATACATTTATGATACTTTGGGCATCTCTCGGCAGGCGTTTTTGAAAAAGCGCAACAATCAGATCCCTTTTAGAGGGGCGGAGATTTTTACCCTTTGCGCCCTGCTCAATGTAAAGGATGATTCTGAGAAGATGGAAATTTTTTTTGCAGACAATGTTTAGTTGAAAGTCAACAGAAAGGAGGGCCATGAACGACTTAGTTTATCTCAAAAAGGATGACGTGTTTACGGATAGTTTGGTGATAGCGGAGCAGACTGGCAACCAGCATAAGTCAGTTACCGCACTTATTCGTAAACAGAAGAAAAGGCTTGAAAAATATGGCGATTTGCATTTTAGCGATTTGAAATCGCTAAATTCAAAAAGGGGTAGACCAGCAAGGGTTTACGAGTTGAATGAACAGCAAGCAACTCTGCTAATAACCTTTATGGATAACACAGATCAGGTTGCAGATTTCAAGATGGCATTAGTAGATCAGTTCTATAAGATGCGCCAGTTCATTCTCGAAAGGCAAAGCACTATCTGGAAAGATACCCGAGAGTACGGCAAGGTAACACGAAAAGCGGAGACAGATATCCTCAAGAAACTTGTTGAGTATGCCAGAGAGCAGGGAAGCGAACACGCTGATATGTATTACGTGACTTACTCAAGGTTAGCCAACAAGGCCGTAGGTATTACGAACCGCGATGAGGCAACCGTCCAGCAACTCAATAATTTATCGCTGGCAGAGAATGTGATCCTTCGCGTCATTGATATGGGTATCGCTACAAACAAGCATTACAAAACGATTTATAAGGAGTGCAAGATACGGCTCGAGGCTATTGCAGATCTGGCATACCTTACAGCATGAAGGAGGGATTATGGAAGATTTTATAGGGACTGCTTATGAAGAAACCAAAAAGGCGCTGGGCGGTTTTGATGACGATGATATAAGGACTCTGGCTGATGAAAATGAGTCCTATGAGAACGTGATCTTTGAAGCAGGACTGCAGGCAGTGGTTCTCAGGGCAGAGTCCATGAAGGACAAAGAAACCTTATTCGACACCCTGAGGGAAGATAAGCAGCCAATACTTGATGCTCTGAAGGTAACGCTCAACCTTACCAGAGCAGGGGACGATATAACGGCCCTTAACTATGACAAAGAGCGTGAAGAGGTTCAGGTCCACTTCAACAACTCATCCTTTGTAGCGCGGAGGATAAACGTATCATGCGACTCCGGCATAGCCATGATACGTGACGTGATGAGAGGGCTTGAGATTGGATAGGCAGTTAGCTTTACACGCTTCCCTTGCAAAGAGGTCATGTGAGCCGGATCACGTGATCATCATGAAGAGACTCGGAGTGAGCGTTTGTACCGCAAGGAAACTTGTTAAAGATCCCTTGAGGCTGACACTCAGGCAGTTGAAGGCTCTGGGATTTACAAAAGATGAGATAGGAGAACTGTTATGAAAACCCGGTGGGAACTTGAAGAAGAGGAAAAGAGAGACAGGGAACGCAGGATCATAAGTGTTTTGCTTATTATCGCGTTCATGATAGTAGCAATCATCAGTATGATCATGGCTACCACAACAGTATCAGAAGGTGTTTCACCCGATGATGCTTACGCTCTGGAGCAAGCGCAGGAGCCGATGATTAGAGCCGTATCACACAAGGCCCAGATTGACCCTGTTTACACGGCTTACATGGAAAGACTGGAGGAGCAGGCAGAAAACCCCGAGGTTCCTGAGTGGGACTGGTCGGACACTCCCCAGCTTGATATGGATGACGACAACTTTGAGATGCTTGTTGAGTGCGCCTTTGCAGAGGCAGGCAACCAAAGTGAACAGGGCATCCGTCTTGTGGTTGATGCTATCGGGAACCGCGCAGGCTGGGACATGGCAGAAGTTGATGATGTCATTACCGCTCCTTATCAGTTTAGCTCATATCCGAGTGGGATGGATAAATGGAGACCTCATATAACAGAGGACTTCATACAGATTTGTGCGGATGAGTGGACTTGTGAGAATAAAGCCGATGGCGGTGTGGGAGTATGGTTCTTTCGGACAGGCCACTACTCCCAGTATGGAGCGCCATGGCAAAAAATAGGTGATCACTATTTCTCCATAAAGTAAAGGCCACTGTTGGCGCAGTGACCCGATGTGAGAATTGCAAACTTTGTTGGAGATAGTTCACTAATCTATATTAGCAAAAATTTCGGAGGTTGTAAATGATAATCGGCAATATCCCTGAAATTTCTAATAAACTCCCCGAGAAACCCAAAAAGACAACTCATGAAACAGGGGAGATATTCCAGATGATTTTAGATCGCAAGATAAAGGAGAACGAGGATGAAAGAACCTTGGGAGCAGGAGATCGAGTATCGGAAGCGACTCGACAAGACAAAGGAACTTTACCACTGCTGTGAGGAGTGCGGAAATCCCCTCGTAGACGGTGGGTACAACCTCGAGATCAACGGCAAAGAGTTCTGGTGTTGCGAGGATTGTATGAGAGAGTTTTATTGGCATTCAAACTGTGAGTTATAAGGAGATTAAAAATGGCAGAGAAAAACTATTTTGAGGTACTTAATTCCATTGATGTAGGAGACAAGATCGAGAAGAAGAACGGACTCAACTACCTCTCATGGTCATTCGCATGGGGTGAATTAAAGAAGCATCATCCCGATGCAATCTACACCATTTATGAGAACGCGGACGGACTTTTCTACCACACAGACGGTAAGACCGCATGGGTCAAAACAGGAGTCACGGTCATGGGCATAGAACACATTGAGTATCTTCCGGTCATGGACTATAAGAACAAGTCTATCCCGGTGGATAGCATCACGTCTACGGATGTAAATAAGGCTATCCAGAGGTCACTTACAAAAGCGGTGGCACGTCACGGCCTTGGGCTTTACATCTATGCAGGAGAGGATCTTCCCGAAGATAAGAAGGAGTCAAAGCCCACAACTGATAAGGAAATGGATGATGACCTTGCCCAGAAGATCAGCGCCAACGATGTGAAGATCATCGAGAAGATGGTTGAGGGCAAGGACGCACTCAAGACTTGGGTTCTGCAGCAGTGCAACGTCACAAAGTTTGAGGACATGACCAACGCCCAGTATGGACAGGCCATGAGAGCATTAAACGAACACTTTGAGAAGAAGGGCAAGTGATGAAACTTTCAAACAGCCGTTACATGGCCTATGAGCCCCTCACAGGCTTCCTAACATTCAAGGTGGACAAGTTATCGCCTGAGCAGTTAGAGACCTTGGAAAAGGTACGAGAGAAGCCCATAGAGGTAATCCTAAAATCGAACAGGAAGCGGAGCCTTGATTCCAATAGCTTTCTGTGGCTTCTTCTTTCCAAAATCGCGGAGGTTGTTGGCTCATCAAAGGATGAGATCTATGAGGAATGCCTTCAGAAGTATGGCTATCTGGATGAGGATGCGGTCATTACGGTAAAGGCTGAGTGTGACATCTCAAGGATAGACGGACACTGGAGGTTTCTTAAAGGTAATGGGAGTTTCAAGGCATACATCAGGATCATAGGCACATCCGAGTATGACCCGAGGCAGATGAACCACTTTCTTGATCAGGTCATTATAGAAGCTCAGGACCTTGGAATCGAGACCGACACACCTGAGCAGATAGAAGAATACAAACGGCTTTATGAAAAGAGATACGGCAAAGCCGACTCTATAAGGGTTGAAAATCCCGCGTAAGCGAAAGACACAATCTATGGCTGCAAGGAACCATATACCACACACTATCCTACAAAAGCCATGATACCGGCCCCTTTTGGGGCCAGAAAGGAGGGCTTATGGAGACCTTCAAGATAACAGTTGATGCCAGAGGGGACTCAATAGATCCTGCTGACTGGTGTAGAGAGATAAAGGAACTACTTGAGAAACACTATTTTATTGTAAAGGTGGAGCATTTAGAAAATGGGGAAGATAAACAGTAGAAGGAAGGGCAAGAGCGGAGAATTAGAACTTGCCCACATATTAGAGGACTACGGCTATGAGTCCAGAAGAGGAGTTCAGTATAACGGCTCTGATGGTTCGGCTGATGTGGTAGGCTTGCCGGGCATCCACATAGAGGCAAAGCGGGTTGAGAGGTTAAATCTTTATGATGCTATGGCTCAGGCGATACACGATGCCAGAGAGGGAGAGATCCCCGCAGTATTCCATAGACGGAACCATGACTATTGGAAAGTAACAATGAGGCTTGAAGACTTCATGAAACTGTATGAAGAGTGGGAAGTCCACAATGGGTAAGCGGTCAAGGGCGTGTGAGTTTTCTGCAGCAGAGCGCAGGAAGATTCACGAGAGGGATCACGAGGCTTGTATCTTTTGTCGGCTGGGCTATAGGCCATCATCGGAGGCAGGCGGAGCGCTTCAGATCATGCACTATGCAGGGCGATCACAAGGCGGTTTAGGGATTGCAGAAAACGGCGCTCTGGGGTGCGTATATCATCATCAGATGATGGATAACGGATTTTATCACGATGAGATGCACACGCTATTTAGGGAATATCTGAAAAGCTGTTACCCAGACTGGGAGGAGTCAAGGCTTGTATACGATAAGTGGAGGTGGATTGAAGAGGTGAAACATGGCAGAGGATAAAGGCTGGATATGCCTGCATAGGAAAATACAAGAATGTGACTTATGGATGGAAAAACCTTTTTCCAGAGGGCAGGCATGGATAGATTTGTTGTTACTGGCAAACCATGAAGACAAGAAGATCATGTTTGATGGCAACCTCATCAAAGTAGAGAGGGGACAGAGGATCACAAGCATGAGAAAGTTGTCAGATCGGTGGGGCTGGAGCAGGGCAAAGGTGGTTAAGTTCCTTGACGTTTTGGAAGCGGAGCAGATGATAACGCGAAAAAGTGACACAAAAAAGACGCTCCTAACCATTGAAAACTATGCGTTTTATCAAGATATTAAGCCACCAAAAAGCCACAGAAAAGCCACAGAAAAGCCACAGAAAAGCCTAAACAACAATGAGAACAATGATAAACAAATAATAGTATCTAAAGATACTATATATGTCCCCAGCCCTCAGGAGGTTGTTGAGCTATACAATTCGATCTGTGTTGACCTGCCTTTTGTAAAGACGATCACCAACGCAAGGATCAAGACTATCAAGACCAGACTCAGGGATCATTCCATTGATGAACTTAAGGAACTGTTTGAGACTGCACAAGGTACGCCCTTCCTTAAGGGAGACAATAACCGCGGTTGGAAGGCTGGCTTCGACTGGCTTATGAATGAAACCAACATGACCAAAGTATTAGAGGGTTATTACAACAAGACAAAGCCTAAAGATGATCCGTCCGAGAGTTGGCGTGATTCTTGGGCAAACGCATAGGAGGTTATATGACCAGAGATGAAATGAAGAAGATCCTAATGCTCATGGAAATGACCTTTAACAGTTGTCACTTCGAGAACAAGAAGGACGCGGTAGACGCTTGGCTCTTTGCCCTTGATGGCTATACCTTTGAGCAAGTGTCATGGGCGCTGAAGATCTACACACAAACAAGCGGTAGCGCTTATGCTCCGAGTCCGGCACAACTGATCGCAACCTTGAGGAAGCCATCAGAAATGAGCCAGATGGATTTTATCACAGCATGGAGGTATATCCGCAAGGCAATAAGCAGGAGCCTTTACTACTCTGAGGATGAATTTGACAAGCTCCCCGAGGAAGCCAAAAAGGTTGTAGGCAATCCCGGTCAGCTTAGGGAGTGGGCGCAGTTAGCTTCAGAGACAATCGACTCAGTAACGCGATCAAAGGTAGAGAGCCAGTTCAACGCTATGCAGAAGAGAAACGCGGAGATGGCAGCCATGCCCGAGGAAGTTCGGGATCTGATAGAAAAGGCTACACCTAAACTCCCCGAAAGGCAGATCGTAAGAGCCATCGAGGCAAAGCCTGAAGAGGGCGGTGTAAGTGAGAGTAAGTTAAACAGCGGAATGGAAACATTGAGAGGAGTTCTGGGATGAGAGTAGAAGTAGCAAGGGAAGCAATAAGAGCAATCATGAAGGGCAAGGGTGAAAACGCCGTTGATCTTATCCTTGATGATGTAGCCAAAGAGATCGAGCGCAAGGGATCTGATGTAAAGGTCAAGGCGCTTGAGAATAAGTTAAGTGAGCAGGCCATGGATATCGAGTCCCTTACGATGGCATTATCACAGGCCACTGACCTTATAAAGCGACTTGATGACCGCATCAAGGAACTGGAGGGGAAGGTCCCCGAGGATGCCTCAAGTTCAGTTGAGCGGATAAAGCTGGAGGCAAAGAGAGTCTGCCAGACGTGCGGTAAGCCTATCGAGGGAAGAGGCAATAAGAAGTTCTGCGATGACTGCAAAAAGAAAAGAGATAAGGAGTCGAAGCGGACAAGCAAGCGCAAGACCTTTGTAGACCGTATTGAGGAAAAGGAGTCCCGCGCAAGGGAAGAAGCAGGAGAGGGACTTAAGGAATTCGCAAAGGAGCTGGCAGGACTATGAAGCATTTAGGAGATATCACAAAGATAAGCGGGTATGATGTCCCGATTGTTGATGTTGTAGTAGGTGGTTCTCCTTGTCAGGATCTTAGCGTAGCAGGAAAGCGTGAGGGATTGGCAGGAGAGCGAAGCGGTCTGTTCATGGAGCAGCTTAGGATAATACAGGAGATGCGTGATGGAGTATCCAAAGAATTACGAAGTAGAGGGTCAGATGAGTATATTCGACCTCGATATATGGTCTGGGAAAATGTCCCCGGAGCCTTCAGTTCAAACAAAGGAGAAGACTTCAGAGTGGTACTTGAAGAAACTGCAAGAGTTGCGGATAAAACCGCCGTTATACCTAGACCTCCGAAAGGGAAATGGTCAAACAGCGGAGCCGTCATGGGAGATGGGTGGAGCATTGCTTGGCGAGTACATGACGCGCAGTTTTGGGGAGTGCCCCAGAGACGTAAAAGAATCGCGCTTGTCGCAGATTTTGGAGGAGACACCGCACCCGAAATACTGTTTGAGCGCGAAAGCGTGCCAGGGAATATTGAGGAGAGCAGAGAAGCGCGGCAAGGAACTGCCACCGATGCTGAAAGAAGCATTAGAGAGACAATCAGCTTCCAAGAACGAGGAGGAAAGCCGGGGGGCGGTAAAGGAATCCTCATCCAACACGAGCGGACAGGAGCATTGTCCACCTTTAACAACCAATCAGTGCTTGAATTCATGGGACGTACAGAGTAAGCACATCCAACCCGAGACTGGAATTGCAGAAGCCTTGTATAGTGGAGAATGTAGAGGCGGTGGCGGTGAATCATATGTGATGCAAAGTAAGGTATTCGGTATAAGCTCGTATAATAGTAACGCAATGAAATCATCTAATCCTCATAGTGGGGTGTATGAGGCTGATACTGCACGGACTCTGGACTTGAACGGTGGCTCTCCAGCTTGCAATCAAGGGGGAATGATGATTGTTCAGGGCATTGATGGCTATAATCAGCAGAGTGCGGGGAATGTATCAAAACCATTGTCGAACGCAGCAACAGATAGCGACCATGTGCCTATTGTTTGCATTGAGGGTAATGGATCAAGACCAAGCCACAGAGGTGATGGATACGCTGAGAGCGATACCATGTATACGTTAAATGGCACTGAGCATCATGCAGTGGCTTATGGTATAGACCAGCAAGGCGGAAAAGGTGGAGCGGCATATACTGTTGATGTAGCTCCAACAATGGCTTCTAATAGTCACGGCACACCACATGCAGTATGTGTTGAAAATCATCCGGCAGATAGTCGCGTACAGATTAAGGATGATGGAATCGTGCAGACCCTTTCAGGGCGCATGGGAACAGGTGGCGGTAATGTGCCATTGCTTATGGATACCCAGCAAACAACACAAGTCAAAATCTACTCAATGGGGTATGATATCAGGTCTGCAAAATTTACTGATGATGAAATAACAGATCCCTTGACAGCAACAGATTACAAAGACCCGATAAAAATAAACGATTGCAGAAGAACATATCAAGATATTACAGGAACTTTGGATTGTTGCATAGCCAAAGGCACCGGTAATCAATTAGCAAACAGCGATATGTTTATTGCAAACACTTCTGTTGTGCGCAGGCTAACGCCTTTAGAATACGAAAGACTACAAGGCTATCCTGACGGATGGACAAATATAGGAGAGTGGGTAGACAGCAAGGGAAAGAAACACAAAGACGCAGATAGCCCACGATACAAGGCTTTAGGAAACAGTATAGCCCTTCCTTTTTGGGAGTGGATGGCGGCAAGAATGGTCAAGTATATAGATCATAAACCAACAATGGCAAGCCTATTTGATGGTATAGGTGGCTTCCCTTTAGTTTTTAGCAGATGCGGTTGCACGCCAATATGGGCGAGTGAGATAGAAGAGTTTCCTATGGCTGTTACAAAATTAAGGTTTCCAAGTGAAGAGGAGCAAGGATGAACTATATACGCGGAGGGTTAAAGAAGCCCTCAAAGCAGAGACAGACAGATGCACAGTTGATGGGGTTTAAGACCGGGGTTCTTGCAATGGCAACAAAAACAAATAAGAGTAAGTTGTGGAGGAGCAAGAAAAAATGAGCTGTGTAGATTGCGAACACTTTAAGATCAAGGAGAAAGCCGTGGGTTTCGGGCTTGAACTTTGGCAGATGGGAACAGCCACCTGCAAGAAGTACCACATGGAGAAGGCGTTTCATAACAATTTTGAATTAGAGAGACTTGGGTGTGTAGGAGGTACAGAAGATGACATTACAAGAATATAGAGCGGCATATGACCGCGAAGAGGATTTTGGACAGGTTACGAAAGAGCTTATGCAGGCGTGGCTTGATGAAAGAATAGAAGCCGTAAAGCAGATAGCGGAAATTAAAAAGTCCATGGACGACTACCCTCTCGTATGGGGCAGGCTTATAGATGGCAAGTATGAAAATACAGTAGACCTATGTGGGTGGGAACCCAAATTACAGCTTCACATCTACGAGGGCATAGAGCATATTGCGGATGTGCTTGGCATACAGCTTGAATGCGAAGATAACAGAGGAACGGACTACGATTATGAGTATTCATTTTTCTACAAAGGCGTAAGGGTGTTTGAAGTATCGAAAGAGGCACTTTATTGACCGAGTTAAACAAGGAGGATGTATGAACGTAGGAGATATGATCAGGTGCCATGATAAGAGAGAAATGATATCCATCATGGAGAGCCTTGCGAAAGAGGGAATAACAACAGACTTTGTGTATGAAAAGGACGGAGAGAAGGGCCTCTGGCTGGAGATAACGAAAGTAGAGAAGCATGATTGATAAGGCTATAACACGGCTCAGGAACCGTCAGAAGAATATGCACGTCTATGTTACGGATGTTGAGAGGGTAGCACTAAAGAGCCTTGTGGCGTGGAAGGACTTCCTTGAGGAGACAAAGGACTACCCTAATGACGTGATAGCCAAAGAGGGCGTAGTCAAGGCAATAGAGAAGATCATGGAGGAGATAGAAGATGTATGAGGTATGTTACATCTCTGGTCATACTGGAAGATATTCAGTTACCAGAGTGAAAGCGAAGGATGCGGATCAGGCAGTTAAGAAGGCGTTCGAGATGGAAGGCTTTGCCCCACAGAATCGTCTGGTGTCGGTAAGGAGGTTGTAAATGGTAGCGAAGATACATACAGAGGGTAGCGCAGTCAGATGCTTGACCCTTGACGTTGCGCCTGCAGAGTGGCTGGTCATCAATAAGGCCCTGAAGATGTATAGAGAAAATCTTCTGGCCCCGAGAGAAGACGTAGTGCTTTGCGATGAGATGATCGAGGCCGTTTTAGGTAGTACAAAAAAGGAAAAGTGCGCTATGTGCGTGGAGTCGGGTACAAAGTGGTGCGGTGACTGCACAGAAAATGGCGGTCACTACAACTACTTCAAGGTTAGATAGGGGGTAGCATGACAATAGATCATATAAACGCCTCAATCCATTACAGACCGGGACAGACTTGCGAAATCGTAGAGTATCAGGGGAAGGGCAAAAGACGCAAGAAGGGGTATCTTGTAGTGGCGGAGTCAACGAGCAACGTAATCCTATGGAATGGGCTTTACACGTTCGCGGTATCAAAGACAGATATTTACTATGGATTTGAGGTGGATAAGGTATGAGTAGAGATTTTTACACTGGCAAATATGCCCTGAGCAAGGAAGAGCTTTTAAGCGCAAAGTATTATGCGCTCAGATACAACGCATGGTTGGCAGAATACAACTCACTCAAGGATTCTGTCAGCGCGGTAGTGGTGGACGATATGCCACACGGCAAGGGTGGAACATCAGACCCGACTGAGAGGCTGGCAGCGCGTAGGGCGGAGCTTAGAGCAAAGATGGAACTGATAGAAGAGGCGGCAAAAGAGACTAACCCCGATGTAGCCAGATACATCATGATCATGGCTACCACAAAAGGGATGACCTTTGAGCGGATCAAGGCGGAGCATAACCTTCCCTACGAGAGAGCGCAGTTTTACCATTACCGCAGGAAGTTCTACTATCTGCTGTCAAAGAAGATATGAAAGTGAGGGATAAGGAATGATAACAAAGACATATCAGAAAAGCAAGGCGATAGATAGTTACAGAGAAAAAATGTATGAAAAATCTGATAAGGTTAAGCAAACTATCACAATGTATGAGGCTATGAGCATATTCAATGATTATCTTGAAGAAATAAGCGGAGAATGGTTGCCTAGACTTGACGGAAGATTTATATATGCACAATGTTCAGAGTGTGGAGAGATACACGATACTGCAAGCAATTATTGCCCGTCTTGTGGTTGCCTTATGGATAGAAATGACTTCAACGCATATATCAAGTCAGAAAGTGAGGGATAAGGATGAAGGATAAAGAGGCAATCGAAGTTGTAGAAAGTTTTCTCATGTTTGTAAGGGCGTGCGTTGCGATAGAGAGTCCTGAGGATGATATACCCGCTACTTTGAACATGGATCTGGTTGAAAGCATGGAGATAGTTTTAGAACTGGCAAAGGAGTACACGGAATGAATGAACGATGCCAAGATTGTAAATACGCCGAGTGGGACTACGAAGAATATTACGCCTACTTTAATTCAGTATCAAGAGAGTGGTTCGTCTGTGGCTGCAAGATAGATTGCGATCCAGAGGGTTGTAATGAATTTAGCTGGAGGGAAGAGGATGAGTAAAGATTATAGTGCAATAGATGGGATCATAAAACAGACAAAGGTGTGTGTCACAGATGCATATAACAAAGGATATAAAGATGGGTACAAAGATGGGCAAGTAGTGACACAGCAGGCTTTTGATGCGGTGTATGAGCAAGGGCTTGAGGATGCGTGGGAGGTTGCCAGAGAAGTTATCAGAATGGATTCTACCCAGCAGTTTGAGATTTTCGGGGAGCATGGGGATATAAACGTCCTTGATCTCAAGTCCGCAAAGGAAGCCATAAAACTGTATGAGGAGCATAAGGAAAAGCAACAGAAAGAAAATGATGCTTGCCCTATACTCGACGATAAATGTCCTTATCCGTGGGTGTTATGTGAAGACTGTGAAGTACATTGTGTAATGGAGAGAGCCAACAAGAAACTGGAGGAGCGTAATGGGAATTAAGTGTCCT